GTAGTCGACGCCCAACTCGCGGGCCTGGTCGACCATCTTGTTGCGGTTGTTCGTGATGGACGAGCCCTTCACGTTGACGATCGCGAGCGGGATAGCGTCGTATGACATCTGGCCACTGATCGGGCCGCAGCGATAGACCATCGCCGCGAGCGCCATGGCGAAGTCGGCATGAACCATGTCACCCGACGGGACGCAGATAGCGACTTTCTTCATTTCGGCACCACCTTGCAGAACGGAGCGATATTGGCGAGCGGGCGTTCCATGAGTTCCATGGCGTCCGCGAGCTCGTAGACCGTGGCCTGCTCGCGGTCAGTCGTCCAGCCGCCATACGGCGAGCCGAAGTCGCGCCCGATCTTCTCGCTGAGATAGGTCGGTTGCGCGTCGCCGCTGCGTTCGATGATGTGCCCGTCGTTGATAGCTTGGGCTTCGTGTTCGTTCAATTCAACCTCCATCGCTAGGGTTCTGGCCATCGGTGGCCAACTTCGGGTAGACCTTCTGCGCGGCCGTCTTCTTGCCCTTCTGGCCGGGCTGCTGGCGACCGTTCGCCAGATTGTTGGGTTGAGCCTGCGGGCTCGCTGTGGCGCCGGGGGCGGTCATAGCCGCCTGACGTTGCAGTTCTGCGGGATTGATTGCCATTACAGCCTCCGGGTAGTGCCAGTTTGTGGATCGATGAGCAACGGTGATTTTTCCGGCTGGACGACGATCAGCCCCTGCGGGACCATCGCCAGTTCGCAGCCGGGACCGCCGTAGCCCTTTGGCAGCGGGCAGATGAACTTCGCGCCGCGCACCGCGACGCCGGTCGTGTGATTGCCCGCGTTGTAGACCAGTTGCGCTTCAGGCACCGGGCCGAAGCGAACGTCCTTCGTGCGGGCCGCGCCCTTCTGCTCGTCGCGCTCTGCCTCGTATTCCTCAGCCACGCGCATCTCGAACAAGCGGCGATCGCGCGCGCTGGCGTCGGGGCGAACCTGCGACAGCAGGCTCAACGGGTCGATGATCTTTTCGCTCATGCTCCACCTATCATTTTCTGCAACGCGTTCTGGCCGCCGCCAACCTGCGTCTGACTCAAGCCCTGCGCGCCCTGCACCGCCGCGAGACTGTTCTGCAACGCCATCTGCTGCGCGTTCTGCTGGTTGCGCTGGTTGCGTATCTGCATGACCTTGGCCGTGGCCTGGACGATCTTCGGCGACACGCCCAGCATGTCGGCGTATTCGTCGATCATCTCGTCCCAGTCGATGTTGTCGAGCGCGCCCGGCACCGCGCCGGCGAGATTGCCGACGAACTGCGCGAGCCGCTCGACGCTCGCCGTGCTGGCGGCCTTCTGCGCTTCGGCCAACATGCTGATGTATTCGACCTTGATCCTCTGTCCGGACAGTTCTCGCGGCACAGGCGGGAATAAGCCGCCGCGCAACATGATGTCGAACAGGCAGTTGATCGCCGGATCGAGCGCCTCGTTCTCGAATCGTTCGAGCACCGGACCCAACTGGATCAGTTTCTCTTCCTTGCGCGCGTCGATCTCCGTCGCCGTGCGCACGGTGTCGAGTTGGCTGATCATCATGAACAGGTCATTGAAGAACGTCGCCTTGATGCGCGCCTGAACTTCCTTGATGTCCTCGACAAGCCCGGAGAAGTCCGGCGCGATCTCGTACACCGGCCTGAATCCGACGCCGCTGGCCGTGCCTGTTACGTAGGTCACGCCACCCGGCAGCATCGACGCGGGCTCGTTCTTCAGCGACACGTCGGCGAGCATCGGCGGATTCACGTGTTTGTCGATCGCCTGAGCCTTGCGCTTCTGCTCGACCTGCAACTGCTTCAGGTCGCCGAGCGCGTCCATGCCCGGCGAGCGGCCATACGCGTCGTTGCCAACGATGTCCCAGCGCGGCGCGATGAACGGCTTCTGCTGGAAGCCCCGCACGCGCAGGAGCGTGTTCTGGCCGGTCCCGCGCTCCCAGTAGATCTCGCGCCACTCCATGCCCTTCACGCCCGGCGCATCCGGCACCATGTCGTCATTTGGCTCGATCAGGTGGCCGATGATGATCTCGCGCGTCAGAGCGGCGCCGCCGTTCTCGACCGCCTGTTTCACCGTCGCGCTGCAGTTCTCGATGCCGAACATCTCCGCGACCTGCTTGCACGTCAGCACGAACTCCCGCGCCATGATGCTCACGTCCTGCCGGTCGTCGTTCTGGAGGAAGTATTCGCCCGCGCAGGTGTTGTAGCAGCGGATCACGTCGTCGTAATCCTGGTAGATGATCATCACGCCCGTGCCGAACGCGCCGAGATCGCCGTACACCGTGGCGAGCGACGTGTAGAAATTCGACTCGGCGAAGACCGTTTCCATGCGGCGCTCGCACTCGGCAAGCCAAAGCTTCACTTCCGAGTTGTCGTTCAGTTCGGTGTTGTTCGTCTGAAGCTTGAACCACGGCCGGCCCGGCGACGTGATGCCCGACATCATCCCCGCAGCCAGCACGCGCAGCGCGATCGTGCCAGTGTTGTCGACGATGCGCTGATTGATCGGCGAGCCGCGATTACCCTGGTTCGGCGTGATCAGCCACTTGTAGCGACGCGGGATCAAGTAGTCGCTGATCTCGCGCCAGTGAACCCACCAACTGTACCTGTCCGTCTTCATGGCAATGAGAAGATTGTCTGCATGCTCTCTCAATTTCATGGTTTCCGGAGTCGCCTTATCCCCGTACACCTTCTGGGAGGGCGAAAGCTTTGCGTCGACCATTACAGGCGCCCTCCGTGTTCGCGCAGCATGGATGGATCGAACGTGTTGCTCTTTGCTCGATTCTCTTCACGGCTCAGAAGGCGAAGGTTCGAATGCACGTGCAACCCGCTGACCGTTTCACCCTTCAGTGGAATGATGTGATCTACCTGCATGCCGAGTCGTTTGGCTTCCGCATAGATAGATGAGATCGCTGAAAGATCCGCCCACGCCGGGCGATTGGTGCGACCGGCAGCACGAGCGCGCACCTTCACGCGATATTCCTCGTCCGACGCATAGCGCCGGTTCTTATAGTCCGTCCCGCCCTTCGTGTGCTTCTCGCGATACTCAGCGTCCCGCGCGTAGCGGCGCATATTGCACTGGGCCTTGCGCTGGTAGTGCCGCTTGACGTACTCGGGATCGGACTCCATGCGCTCCTTGTGGATGCGAGCACGACGAGCCGTTGCGCACCGCGGGCAATCGCCGTTCGAACGCAAGCGCTCACCGCCAAGTTCTGGATGCTTGGCGCAGGTTGCCCCGATCTTTCGGGTTGGCGGGAGCATGCGGTCTGCCATGGGTTACACGCCTGCGTTCGACGGTGCGATGGTGGCGGGCTCGGTCGACGACGGCGCGGCGTCAGCCACCGGCGCGCGCGCAGTCGGATCTACCAGCGCGGTAACGTGCAAGCTGAGTTCATTGATCGCGTCGACCACGGCCTGCTTGAACCCGATCTCGGCCATCCACTCGACCGCAGCCGGATCGGCCAATGCCTGTGCGTTCTCGCGAACCTGCTTCACCATGTCCAGTGCGTCTTGAAGTGCGCTCATGTCAGCTTCCCAAAAGTGTCTTCGTGCCGGTCGTCGCCGGCGAGCTCAGCCCGTTCGGGCCGGTCTGAATCGTTGCCGCAGGTCCGGTAGCGCTCTGTGCGCGCGTCGCTGCGTCTTGCCCTGCCTTAATCCCTTGCGGCGATTGAACAGCCGGGATCGGCGGGGGAATGCTCACTGCTGGCGGCGTGCCTCCCATGCCCATGTCTTTCTCCTATGCGTGTGCGAAAGGGTCGTAATCGTGCTGAATCATCGGCTGGTTGAATGCAGCCGCTCGGCCGGCGTTGGCATTGGCCTGCACCGGATAGGCAAACGTCAGAGCGAGCGCGTCGGCGATGTCCGGCGACTGCAGTCCGCGCTTCTTCATGTCCTTCTTCGATTCGAGTTGGATCGCGTCGCGCCCATCGCGCAGGACGTAGCCGTACTCTCGATCGGTGAGTTGTGAGTGGAGGTCCGTATCGTCGGCAGGGATCGCGCCACCGGTTTTCAACCATTCCCTGAGAACCCCCCACATCTCGGCGGCCTTGTTCGCGTAGGCTATGGCTTCCTGTCCAGGCGTTGACCTGTCCGGCGCCGCGCCGAACTGAACCTCGATAACCGGTATGCGGAGCTGTCGAAGGCGGTCAACCACGCCAGAGCCAGTTCCTCCACCATCAACGAAAATAGCGTCGGCCCGGTAGAACTCGTACTGCTCTGCGACTCGGGCTGCGAGTTGCATGTTGTCGAGTCCGCGGAATTTGAGTGGTGCGTGGGTTCGTCCATCTCGCCCCTTGCGGATGTAGATCACAGATTCGTCGTCACCAAAGCGAGCAGGATCGACACCAAGGACAAGCGCGTCATAGACGCCAGCGTGTGCTTCGCGCGCAGAAGCTGCCTCGACGAGATCTGATCCAATAAACTGAGTAGAGCCTGCACGAGGGAACACGCCCCGTACACGAACACGAACGAAGTCGCTATCTTCACCATAGTCGGCCACCCATTGCGCGAGTTGTTCCTTGTTCGTCATCCGCGCAGTGCGGCTGTCGATCTGGCGCGTGATCCAGCGGTGCTTCAGGCTGCCGAAGCATTCCCGGAAGCGCCCAGTGTTTCGCGTCGGGTTGCCGAAGACAGCCCAGATGATTTGCGTGTCCTTGTCGGTCAGCGCGCCTTCTGCCGTTTCCCAGATGATCTTCGGAATAGCCGAAGCCTCATCGAAGATCAGCAGGACGCGCTTGCCCTGGTTGTGCAGGCCGGCGAACGCTTCTGTGTTGCGCTCGGACCAAGGCACCATGTCGATGCGCCAGGTCTTCTCGTGCTTCGGATCGCGCGCATACAGCGCCGTGGCCGTGAACTCGAACCAGTGCGAGCAGATGCAGCGGCGATGCCACTTGGCGAGTTCCGCCCAGGTCTTCGTGCGCAACTGAGCGTCTGTGTTGGCCGTCACCACGCCGCGCGTGTCTTCGAACGTCGAGATCGCCCACAGGATCAGCCAGGACACGAGCGCGGACTTGCCGATGCCGTGGCCGGATGCGACCGCGATCTGAATTGCCTGCGTGGCGTTGATCTCGCCCGAGGTCAGCCGATCGCGGATATCCGTCAGGATGCTGATCTGCCACTCGTCCGGCCCCTGATGCTCCGACAGTTCACCCGAGCCCCACGGGAACGCGAACAGCACGAAGCGCAGCGGATCGCTGCTGCAGCGCGCGATTTCCTCGATCAGTTCGGATTCGGCGCTCATGCACCGCGCACGCGCTTGCGTGCCTCTTCGAGAGCCGTGGCCAGATTCTCGGCAGCGTCACTCTTCCCGGCGTTGTCGACGAGCCCGTAAGCCTCACGCTCCAAGCCGATCAGGATCTTGAGTGTCTCGGCGAGCTTCTTCACGCCGTCGATGCGCCCGGCGCTAGAGATGACCTTCTGGTAGATGTCGTTGCGCTTGTCGGCGCCGCGGTCGTCCTCGCTGCGGAGGAAGTCGCCCAGTTGCTGGAAGAGTTCGAGGTTGCCTGTCTCTACTTCGAGTTCGGCGAGGAGATCCAGCGCGAGCTTTTGGAAGCGTGCCGTGTGCTTGCGGTGCGAAATCTGAATGTCCGCGATTCGCTTAGCGTTGGCGTCGACGGTTGACTGCTCGGTTACCGCCCTCCGACTGTCTACCTCTGTGTCAACCAGTGCTTTGGCAACCAGCGCGTCAGCCTTGGCTTTGATCCTTCCGGTGAGGTCGCGATCCCAGCCCTTA